TGCTTTTTTTCTCGTTAATTAAGTAGTTTGCCCAATCTTCATTATCTATGTCGCTATCTTGGTCTAGTTCATCAACTAACACATATTTATCAGACATTTGTTCTCCACTCTCTGCTAAATGACCTAAAACATTTTTAGATTCTTCATCTGATAGACTTGCTTTCTCGTGAGATTCACAAGGCATATACCAAATCTCTCCATCTTCTTCATGTTCGTGATACCCTTGACAACCTTGCTCTAAAGCTTTAGCTTCTGCTTCTTCTATTGTCTTATAAGCTTCAATTCCGTCTATTTTCTTTAGTTTTAACTCAACTCCTGTTTCTTCTTCTATTACATCGCTATCTTTACCCTCTAATTGGTCTATATCGGTAAAACTAAGAGGTTTTAACGTCTTAAAATATAAATCTAATGCTATATCATTAACAGATAAAATTGAGTCAATACAATCGATTATTTCATCTTGGTAAGATTTTATAACTATATTGTCAAATAACAATGTTGCTGTTTTTATTTCTTCTGCATTGTTACCTAATCCATCGCTACCTTCTCTAATACCTAAAAGCATAGGACTTGTAACTCTATGACCAACTATTAATTTTTTAAAACATTCATCAGCTAGGTATTCATAGTGTCTAGGAGCGTCATTTAAAGGAATATCATCAACAGTTGTTTTAGATTCTGCATTTTGATTAAATGCTACAATTACTTTTTCTCCTCTGCTTCCTGTTAATTTACCTAACACATCAGATTTAATATTTTCTATTTTTTCTGGATCAGGAACTCCATTGTTAAAGTTAACTACTTTTGTACCTGAAAAGTTATTTAAACAGTCATTGATCAAATAATCAGCTATCTCATCTTCTAACTTAGCATAAGGTAAAGCACCAACGTAATCTGGTGGAGAATAGTAATATCTTCCAGCAGAATATGGCTTAGCAACATACATTTCTTTTTTGTTTGCACCTTCTCCATATCCAAATGCTGGTATTCTTTCAGGTTTTTCACTAGGCTTCATGTTATGCCAGTGATTTGAATAATACCATCCCTCTATATAACCATCTTCATTACATTTTTCTGCTCTTAATGTTTCCATTGGAAAATGTTGTACTTCTTTAATTTTACCATTTTTGTAAATTAATTGAAATGCAGCCATTCCTAGCAGTTTATAATCTTTTACAAATCTTCTTAAATCTTCCTTTTTAAATAAAGAAACCATTTGTGCGTATTCCTCTGTCTTTGTAGAGGCATCCAATGCAGATAATCCTCTTCCGTAAATCATATTACTTACTCCATTTATAATAGAGTTATTTGTAGTAGAGTTTTCGTATAATTCAATAAGATAATTAAAGTAATTATTGTCAGCTCCGTATTGAACCCAATCTTTATTCTTTTTTTCTATTATCTCTGGTGCTGTATATGCAGCTAGCTGCGTTATAAAAAGATCTTTAGCCATATTATATTACTATATATTCATTAGTTGATTCGTATTCATCATATTGATCCTTATTAATTGAATAATCATAAGCACCTTGTGAAGTACAAAAAACATTATCTCTATAAACTTTATCAGTTCCTAATAAAAAATCAATTGTGTAAAATCTACCTTCTTTTAATATTGAATCACCAAAACTATTGTTAGGAAAATTTACTGCAACATTTAAATAATACCTGTCTGTAGTATTAGTTATGTCGCCTGATGCAATTGTGTAGCTCTTATTTTCATCCTCGTCAGTAATTACAATACTATCAACGTTATAACTTCTAGGAATTATCGTCATTGTTTGAGGTGTAGTATTTGGAGCAAGTATTTGCATTTGTTTTATTTAAAAACACATTTATTAGTTTTTTGTTAGGCATAGATATTAAACAAAAAAAGAGCGCATTTAAGCGCCCTTCTTTATTTGATCCTATCTTTTTATTTAAATATCATAAAAAGCCTTTAAAAGCTATTTATTATAGTCCATTTACTACAACAGTGTTAGTAGTGTCTCCAATTATTGAAGGATCGATAAAATTAGCTGGAGATTTTTCATTCCCAGTGAAAACTATATTGTAACCATTAAGGTCTCCCATAGCTGCTCCACTAGTTGCAGATGGAGCTGTTTCACATCCGTTTTCTACTCCTGCTAATACATATCTAGAAGCATTTGATGCTCCTGTGTTGTAAAATTCAACCACTACTTGTGGTCTACCCCAAGATAATAATTTCATTTCTTTTCTTGTTGCTGGATCTTGTTTCTTTAAAACAACAGTTCCAACTTGTGTAAAAAATGAAGTTCCATTTTCTCTAGAGTTTTCGTTTGTTTCCTCAAAAGAGTTTGCACCCTTAAGATCGTATTTATATAGGGTTAATGGGCTTGCAAAACCTGTAATGACCTCATCAGCGTCAAAAGTAGCTGAATCTAATAAACCAGCAGTGTAGTTTATAAAATAGATTGCAGTTATACCTCCTACTGAGTCTTTACATGGTTCTAAACGTCCCAAGCTGATATCACATGACATATTTTTTTATTTTTAAAGTTATTAATATAAAGGGAGGTTTTACCCTCCCCTTAATAGTTTAATTATCCTGCGTAGTAAACTACGTCAGCACCTACTCCTATAGCAGCAGCAGCAGTAAATCTCATTACCATTCTTACGTTCTGACTTCCGTCAATTGGAGTCATATCAATTACTCTTACTTCATTGTAATCAGATAAAAGTCCAGTTGCAAAGAAAAGGTTACTTGATTGAGCAGCCATCATAGTGTCGTCAGACATTCCTCTACCTACAAAGATTGGAATTCCTCCGAAAGATAAACTTCCGTTGTTATACCATTGTGTTCCTTTGCTATCAGAACCAGCAGCTCCAATAGTAGCAGTAAATCCACCTAAAGCTCTAATGTATAATTTAGCAGCTTTGTTAGAAACGTATAATTTTAAATCTTCTTTTCCGTAAAGTGAGTTAGGAATTAAATCTACTACTTCTTGCATTTTATCAATGATGTTAGTAGAAGTTAAAGCAACTGCACCAGCTACATCTAAAACTGTTGCATCAGCAGCAGCAAGAGTTTCTAATCCGTCATATTCTCCAGCTTGAGCGCCACCTAAATTTCCAGTCCAGATATTAGTTTCGTTAGCAGCAGCTACTTTAGATGCTACGTGACCAACTAAATAATCAGCGAATGATGTTGGTAATCCATCAGGGTTAAGCGCTGAATATCCCATCTGAATACTTTCCCAAGTGTTGATAAAATCAGACTTACATAATTGTAAGTTTACTTGGAATTCTTCTGGTTGAATAACTACTTCAGTTAAATCTACGTTAGAAGAAGCAGAAAAATCACAAGTTCCATCTGCGATTAAATTTCCAGTTTCAATTCTTTGGATAACTGATTTAAATTTAACGTTTGGCATAACTTCTACACCACCGTCTTCGATTGTACTCGAGCTTAATAAAGCAGCTGAGATGTACTTTCCAGCAAATTCTCCAGCATAAGTTGAAGTAATGTTTACTGTAGTCGCAAGGTCTATTCTATTTGACATAATTTTAATTTTTTGGTTTTTAGTTTTTAAATAATTTAGCAAATACTCTATCTTGAGTACTCATTGGTTTGTTTTGAGAGTAAAGGTGCATTTCTACTTCTCCTTTAGCCTCAGGATTGTGTTTTAAAGGTTTTACCTCTTCAGAAAGTTCAACTTCAGTATTTTCTACTTTATCAGTAGATAAATCTTCAGCTTTTACTTCCCCTTTTAATTTAGATATTGCATCTTCAAGGTTAAGGATTCTTTCTTCCATTCCTTTATAATCCTCAACTGATACATATCTACTAGGGTCGAACTCAGCAAGTTCTTGCTCTTCAGATTCAGTAGATAATTCTTCTTCTTCAGAAACTTCTACTTCTTCTTCTACGTCTACCTCTTCTTTGATTTCAGCAATAACTCCATCTTCTTCAACAATAAGGATCATCCCATCGTCTAAAAGATACTCGCCTGCTGGCACTGCAATACGTTCATCATCTTCAGAAATAATAAAGACTTCTCTACCTGATTCAAAAGCATCTGCTTCAAATCTAGTACCATTCTCTAATAATCTTTCTTCCAACTGAACTTCTAGACCTAATAAGGTTTTCACCTTGTCTAGCGTGTCTTTTGCGTTCATAAAAATTGGTTTTAATTAGTAATATTTATTTAAAAACACTATTGTTTATTTAGTGTTGTAAATTCGTTTATGCTTTTTTCTGGATTATAAACCATTCTGTTCCATCAGACCATACTTGTATGCCTTCAAATGCTTTGTTTATTACATAAGCAGCAGTACTACCATCTAATTCATCGCCACCAATTGGAGTTAATTCCACTCTTGTTGCAGTTGCAAATCCACCATTAGATATAAATCTCATTACTCTGTTTACATTGCTTGCAGCACTTGGTAAATTTAATGTCATTGTACCATTACCACCAGTCCAAGTAAGTCTAATTAATTCGCTTGTTGCATAAGAAGAATCTGAAAGGTTTACAGTTTGTCCATCTGACACAGTAACAGAAGTTGGAACAATATAATTTACTATGTGTTGTACTGTTGATTGTTTAGTTGTGTTGCTTTGTACTACTACAAAAGCTTCATCGCCTTGTAATGCTGTTGATACTGGTAATTGTGATATTTTTAAATTTGCCATTATGTTATTATGTTAGAATTATCTTCTTGTAAAATTAAACTCTCATTTTCTTGTGCTAAATATTGTGTTGTTACAGTCTGACCTACTAATGATCCTATTCCTTGATTTATTGTTTTTCCTTTACAACATTTTCTGGAATATGTTTGTCCATCATCACACAAGCAAGCTCTTGAGCTGTCCTTAGGACTTGTTGTTTTTAAATTATATCGACTCATTTACAATATCTATAATTTGGTTTAATAATTTTTCATCTTCAGTTAATTGATCTTTTTGTTTGTCTTGAGGTCTGTTTAGTTTATCTGCAAAGTAGCCTTCTATACTAAAGCCTTTTACTTTACCTTCTTTAACGTAGTCATTCCAAACTTCATCATTATCAACTTTCATGCTTATCATCCATGTTCCTATAGGCATATCCAAGCCATATTTTCTAGACTTATCCATTTGCTCATCTTCTACTAACCAAGATTCTACAACAGTCATGCCTTCTAGCTTTTGCTCTGCGTGTTCTAAGGTTGCTTTGCTTTGATTACCTTTCTTTAAAAACATTTGTGATGCTTTAGCTACTGTGTCTTTAGAAAAGTAAATGTAAAACTCTTGTTCACCGTTTTTTCTGTATATAGGTTTGTCAGGTATTAAAGCAGCTCCCATTAATATCCTTTTTTCTTTTGATACTTCTGCAAGTCTAACTTGATCCTGTTTTTTAAGTGCAATAAAATCTTCTTCTATAGCTGGGTTTTCAACCACAGATACAGCATCTATTCCACTTAACTCCTCATTTTCGTCTATTATTAATTCAATTATATCCATTTGTGTCCTTTTATTTAAAACCCCTTTTTTAATGTTTTGTTATTATCCTAGTGTTGATCCTGATATTATATTATTTTGTAAACTTTGTGCAGTTGTTACATCTTGACTAACTACAAAAGCTTGTACTGGTGGTTGGTTACCTAATGCACTAGCTATCTGATTAGTACCTGATGTTCCAAATATATCAAAGTCAGGCTGCTCCATTTCTGCTGCTCCTCCTCCTGTTCCTCCAACTGCTGGAAGAGATACATCTGGACTAGCGCCACCACCACCAAGACCTCCTGATACTGTTGCGACTTGCTTTTTACTTTGGTTTATACTTTTAACAATTCCTATTGCTTGCATTGCAAACATCGCTATTGGTATTAAGTTAAACGGAGGTGGTAAACTAGAAGCTGCTTTAGATTGTCCTTTTGCTATTTCAGTTCCAGATTCAGCAGCATTTAGATTAGCATTTGTTATAGCTTTTTTAGCGTTCATTACAACTTCTTTAAGTGCAAGAGCTTGTTTTGCAATAAACAATGCTTTTCCAATTTTAGATTCTCTACCAGCTGTTTCTATTGCCATATTTAAACCATCGCTTAACATTTTCTTTTTATCTGCCTCTAGTTTTTTCTTTCTCTGAGCTTCTTCAAGGTCTGATGCCTCTATTATTTTATTTATTTTATTATTATAAAAAGCTTTAATTTCTGCTTTAGCATCCTCATGCGCATCGAGATCGACTAATTCTTGTAGTTCTTTATCTCTTTGAGCTTCTAATTTTGCTATTTCATCTTCCTCTAATGCATCTAACTTAGCCTGTACTTTTTCTTCTTTTTCTGCTTCTAATGCTTTTTCTTTATCATCGTAAAATTTGTTTACGCCTTCTAATAATTTTAATTTCTCATCTTCAGTTGCAACGGAAGCATTTATTTCTTCTATTGCTCTTTTTCTCTCTAGATCTAATTTTTCAGCTGCTGTTTTAGCGTCAAAGTCTTCCTGACTCTTTTTATACTTTTCCCTAAGTTTTTTAACTTTTTCTAGTCTATCTTTTTCTAATTTTACAGATTCTTCATCTGTTTCTTTTTGCTCCTCTATTAGTTGATCGTTAGCAAGCTCTAATGCTTTTAATTTTTTTTCTCTTTCTTTACCTTCCTCTGATTCTTGGAATCTAGCAAAGAAACCTTTTCTTTCTGTATCTTCATCTTCAAAACTTTCCATTACATCAGCTAATTGCTGATTAGCTTCTTTTAATAAATCCTTAGCCTTACGGATATTTTTTCTTGCTTTCTTTTCATCAATAGCTTCTCCTATTATAGGAATCTTAGCAATTTCTAACAAAGCCTGATTTGCAAATTGCTTAATATATCCACTTAAAGTATTAAATAAAGCACCTGCTACCCCTATAGTTATTTTAGAATTTCTATCTATTGTTGATACTAATTCAGTCCAAGCAAAATTTAAAAATGATACTGATTTTGTTGCAACATTTAAATATCCAGTTAGAAACTGAATAGCTTTTCGCATTATAGTAGTTAAAAAACCAGCGCCATCCTCTAGAGTTAATAAATAACCTTCCCAAGTAGAATTTAGTATAGTTAAATCTCCAGCAACATTATCTAATTGTATTTCTGCTAATTCTTTTGATGCTCCTTCTGCTGCTAACAGAGATTCAGTTAATCCATTTATTGCATCAGGTCCTTTTTCTGCTAAAGCAAGTAATGCTTTACCACCTTGTTTGCCTGCCAATTCAAAGGCAAGATTTGAACCTTTACCAGCTTCAGCAACTTTATTTAAGGCTTCTTCTAATGGAATACTTTTTTTATTTAATTCTATAAATGCTGCTGCTAAACCTGTTCCTGCTCTACCTCCTTTGACCCCAGTATCAGCTAAAATACCTAATAAAGCCGTAGTTTCTTCTAGTGAATAACCCATTGCATTAGCAACAGGAGCAACATTTTTCATTGATTCTCTAAGAGAATTAAAGTCTAAACCAGATTTTGAAGTCGATAAAGCTAAATTATCAACAACTCTTTGTGTATCTTCAGTAGTTAAACCAAAGGAAGCTACAGTAGCTCCAGCAAATGCTGCTGCATCACCTAGATCAACATTTAATGCTGCTGCAAAATCCAAAGTTGCACCTGTTGCATTTAGGATGTCATCTGTTGTAAATCCAATTTTTGCTAAATTAGTTTGTAATTCTAGAACCTCTGAAGCTGTAAAAGCAGTAGATGCTCCTAATTTTTTAGCTTGAAGCGTTAATGCCTCCATGTCTTCCGTTAATACTTCTACACTTTCAATACTACCAGATAAAATAGCTTTTAAGTTAGATTGACTTTTTCCAAATGCTATTGAGTTTTTAGCTGCTTTAGATAAAACTCCTACTAATGCACCTACTGCTACTATTAAAGCTCCAACACCTGTTGTTATTAATGCACCTTTTAAAGCTGTTAACATAGGGATAAGCCTTCCAACTGATCCTCCAAACATTTGAAAAGCAGCCGCTCCTGAAGTTCCAGCAGTTGTTGCAGCTGTGCCTGTTTGTTTTATATCTTTATTTAACCCCTTAACATTTGATGAGGCTTTTTTTGTGTCAGTGGTTATATTTATTACTACTTCTTCTCTTGCCATTAGTTTTTAATTCTTGTTTGCCATTTAATACTTCTTTTAATCTGCTCGTAGCCTTCTTTTAATGTTTCAGGCATTTTGTATTTTCCTTTTGCGATTTCTATGTTTTCTGTACATCCATAAAAATCATTTGATTTTAATAATTTAAATAATATCATATCTTTATGTTAATACTGACGCTGTATAATCCGTCTGCTTAGTTAATAATTCTAGATCGCTTTCCTGTGTTGTTAGATTTGTCTTTATGCTATTTATATAATACTGTTGTCCGTTTATTATAAATGTATCATTTAGGTTATAGTTTAGTAATATATTCATTGGCAACATAGCCTTGAATTTTACAATTCTAGATTGCTGTTCAAAAGATTGAATAATATATTGAGAATAAAACCTACTAAATAAACTATTTTGGTTTACTTCATTAGTGTACTCATCTACCTCTATTCCAAAATTTAAAGTATGATTTCCATCTGCACTAACATTTGCTGGAGCGTTATACTGAGTGTATTGCTGTGATAATATAGGATATGCTGTTGTGTCTACATTTCTGTTAAAAAAGAAATAAGGCTTACCTAAAGTAGTCTTAGCAGGGTTTTCTCCGTTTACCCACCAAGCATAAACTATACCAGTAATGTTTCTAGTTCCGTCTTCTACTATATTTATTAAACTTTCTCTTTGTGCTGGTACTTTTAAATTAAATGTTTCTCCTTCATATTTCTCAGGTGCTGAATATCTTAGATTCCCCATCTGAATTACATTTTTATTTATAAACCTTAGACTAGGTTGAGTTACTGCATTTTCGTACATAAAATTAATCCTAGAAAAAGGAATGTTTCTATCTACTGTGTTTTTGTCTATTTTAATATTTCTAGATATATCATAAGAATTACCTAGAGTCATATAATCATCTAATGTCTGTATATATATTTTACTAGATCCTCTTAGCGTGTATGCAGTAAGATTAAAAGTTTTTAATATAGTTGTAAGGTAATCCATTACTTTCATCTTAGGAACATAGTTCTGAATCCAAATATCAGGAAACATAGTTACTGGGAAATTAGGAGTTCCAACAGATGTGTAATTTGCTATCCAAGTAGGCTGTACTGCTGAGGTTATTGTCATACCTACAGTTAATCCACCTACCCAACTTTTTTGTGTTGTTGTGTCTGTTCTAAATTCTAAATCATAAGTTCTGCTTTCTAGAGTTCCAGATGTTAATTCTCTAATTATAAGAGTATCATTAACACCATTAATACTTTCTTGATCAGTAAAAGCAAATAATATTTCTCCTGTTATCTTGTCAACTACTTTTAAGTTATATAGAAAATCTGCTGTATTGTTTCTTAGTATTATTCTAAAAGAAAATGATTCTCCTTTTAAAATTGTAAACTGTCCATTAGCAGAAATGAAATTAGAAGGAATACCAGTACCACTAGAATAAATATAATAGTCAGTACCTGCGTTCCATTTAGCTCCGTAAAAATCATAATTAATTCCAAACACTGGAGGATCTTCCTCAGGTTGTGTTACAGTTGTTGCTTCTCTATGTAGCCATAAATATAATTCATCAAATACATCTGATGCAAAAAATGATTTTATAGTTTTACCATTTATTACCTCATCAGCCATATTAAACTCTATTCCGTAATGTGTTCTTATAGCATCTATTATTAATCTTGCTTTTATAGCTGGCTTTAAATTATCTCTTACACCTAAAGGAGTTCCTGAAAGTGGAGTAAAAAAACTAGCTGAATGTAAATTAGAATATGTTATAGTATCTGTAGAATCATAACCATAATATTCATTTACACTAATTAAAGGTAAAGTTATATTTCTATTAGATGGAGCTGTAGAAACAACACCATCTGATTGTAAACCAAACTGAAAAGCGTTTTGCATGTTAGGACTATTTCTACTAAAATCATAAGTAGATAAAGGCTCTAATGCATTTAATTCATCCTCTCCAAATATTTCTTTTATAGATACTGTATCAGAATAAAAAACTATTTTATAAGACTTAGCTTTATTGTTCTCCATATCTACAGAGTTTAAAACTATTTGCCCTGTTCTAAAATCAGATCCGTTCATTTTTATTAATGCGCTTACTCTAAATCTAGCATCAAATCCGTCTATTATATCGTTGTTGTAGAAGTGCTTAAAAATTTTATTGTTAGTCGAGGATGCTGGCAATGTAAATTGTTGCGTAAAAGGGCTAAAAACCTTACTGATGTCCTTAATATTTTGTATTGAGTCAGTCAAGGTTATAGATTCATCCTTAAATAAATCTACTCTAACATTATTTATATATAATTCTACTACTTGCATTTATCTTATATTGTTTATTGTATCAAAAGCAAATTCAACTCCAATAGTGTAATTAATTAAACTATCTGTAAGGCTATTTTTATAGCTAATATTTTTATTACTTATAGTTACCCCTAATGTTTTACCATTGTATTCAATCCAAACTTTCTCACTTAAAAATAGTTGTCTAAATACTTCGTTGTTACTTTCTGGATAATAACCACTATTAAGAGATAATTTCTGATTACCATTTTTAGTTAGTAGTTTAACTTGTGGATCATAAGTATTATAAGTTCCGTTTGTTAGTATATTGGATTTATATTTATCCTCATTAGTTGACATTGATAGTCTAGAGTTTTTAAAGAACCAGATATCCTGATAAACTCCAAATTTATTTATAAAAGTTAATTTATAAGGTGTGTATTTACATTCTTGTATATTTTGTATTCTTAAAACTGTAATGCCATCTACACCATCTATTATAACCTCATCAACAGGATATATAGTTTCGTTTCTTAAAAAGTTTTGTATGCAAGCATTGTCTTCAAACGTTCCTCCTGAAGCCTCTACTCTTTCTCTATAATCATCTACATCTGCTGAGGCTGTACTTACATAAGCAATTTGATCTTGAATCTTTGCGCTTGATGCTGGAGTCCAAGAATATATCTGTTGGTTGTTATAAAAGAAAGCAACTGAATTAGTGTTCTCGTTATCTACAGGAACTTTTAAAGAATTATCATCAGGCTTTAATATTGTTGTGTTAGATTGTAAGTAACCTTGTAATAGTTGAGGATTAGCACCATCTTCAAAATAACCATAACCATAAAATGCTCTTACGCCTAATGTATCAACAGGAGTTTGAGCCACTGAAGAAATATATTCTGTAATTCTATAATCTACATAAACAGTTGTATAATCATCTGTTGCTGTTATTAGGTTAGGGTATGTTCCATTAAATGCTGCTGGTATATAGTCCTTTATTAATTCTGCTATTTCAAAGTTTACTTTTTCGTCTATAGCAGTTGAGGATAGTTTATATTGTGGACTGCTTTGCCATGAAGTATTTACACCACCTATATAGATTTGTATTTCTATCTCAGCGCTAGTTAAATTCGTAGTTGATAGGTTTACGAAATATGGACTTCTTACATTAATTTTAGCCATTGTTATTTAGTATTTTTATTTTCTTGTTTTATATCTTGTGCTATGTCTTTAGCTATTGCTTGTGATATCTTTTTGTCTAAACCTACATAAGAAGTTCTAAACGCTTTAGTCATGAACATAGTTGGTTTTATTCCTTTTTCTTTTATTGATCTAGCTAAAATAAATCCTATTGATTTATAATTACCTTTTTGGAATTTACCCTTTTCGTCTCTTAATCTTATTCTTTTGGATTTTGCCCATTTAGCAAATATCCCTGTGTTGTATTCTAACCCTATAACACCTGAGGTGCTTTTATATTTATAAGGTGAGTTTCTAGCTGTTACATAACTGCTCTTAGTTCCATGTACACCCTGATCAACATACAAACCATATTGATCCATTTCAACCTCTACTTCAAAACCTCTACTTATTTTATTAAGAGATGATTTAATACTTTTGTATAAATCCCCTGATACATTGTGTTTGCCTCTAGTTAAATTATACCTAGATAGCCTTACAACCTTTTTACCAAAGTCTCTTAGCTCTTCTTGTAGATGTTTATATTTTAACATATAGTCATGTCGTTAGGAATTTCAACTGTAAAGCTAACAGACCATCCTGCTAACTTATTATCAAATCTATCAACAAAAGGCTCTAGTGTTGGTTGTGATCCTTCTGATATTTGATATAGATCAGAATATAGATCTCCTCTTCTTAGTAACTCTAGTAATCTATTTGCTACTGCTAACTGTGTGTTAAATACATCTTGCTCATTATTGTTACCTCTAAATTTTTCTGGATAACCTTGTACAAAATCTTTGCTTTCATTAACTAGATCCATGCATAATAAATTAACATTGAAGTTCCATACTCTTCCAACTAGTGTTGCACCTGTTATCATAAAATGGCTTAAAGGAAATATAGTTTGTTTATCTAGATCTACTTCAAAGATATCTCCATATGTAATAGTCTTTACATTGACATCTAGATTTAATGTGTCTTGTATTTTTTCTGTTAGGTTATAAAATCCTTGTAACATTTATTTTCTTTTTAATATTATTGTTTCTACTTCTCCTTTTTCTTTTTCAAATGCTAAATACATTAAACACTGGTGAAGTCTAAGTTTCGTGATTTGTTCAAATTTAGTAATGTCTCCTTGAGCAAGCGTATATAGTTCTGAGTAACTTCCCCATTTTTTTGCGAATCCTTTCCTAAGGTCTGGGAGTGCTTTCTCATCTTCTTCAAATCTATCTCCAAATAGTTCTGGGTATATATCAGCAAGTCCTTTATTAAAGTGTAAAAAAAAACACTAGCTCCTAATGCAATACTTAAAGGCATCTCTTTCATTCTCTCTGAATATACATGAGATCCTTGATAACTTTCTATTGTATATTTCTCTCCTATCTTTTTGTGTATTGGTCTGTAGAGGACAGCCATAGCTTTATGCATTTGCCCCCATTCAGTTAGGTAGGTTGTTATATCTTTGTTTTCTCCGTAAGTAATCTCATCTAGGTTTGGTATAAAACCATATGTAACACCATCTAAATTAAATGTTCTTACTAAAGGAGTTTCTTCATTAAACAGTTTCTTAGATTGTTCTACTAAGAATTCAAAGTCATCTTGCTTAATATGTTTGATGTGTTGTCTATCAATATCTAATAAGCATTTTAAGCTATCCTCTTCAGTTGGATTCTCTTTTGTTATGTAAGCTTGATATTTATGTAGAGGAATATCTCTTAATGATTGAGGAACTTTAAATTTTAACTCCATGTAAAAGCATTTATTTAAAAACAAAAAAAGGACTACTTTGTATAAAGCAACCCTCTTTTCTAAACTAACAAATTAAAAAACTATCTTAATGTTTCATATAAGTATAAGTACAATTGACTAATCTTATCTGCTAACTTTTTATCTTGTCTGTATATTTCTTTACCTGTTTGTATTTTACCCTCTCTATGTATTTCTAATTTAACATCTGGTCTTCTTGTTCTTGTTAGTGGTTTAACTATTACCTTAATGTTATTCTTAAAACACCAGCTCATAGCTATCTGTGTTCTTCTATCTATCAAATTAATTTAGTTGAAACTATTGCAGCAATACTAATTATAATTAAACTAATAAAAAAAAGTTTACTGTTAAATGATTCTACTGCTTGCATGTCTTCAAGTTCTGTTTTAAGTATAAATACTATTCTTTCTGTTACATCTAATTTCTCCTCTGGTTGTAATAGTGTATAACCTTTATTGTATCTAGCTATAGATATGTTTTCTCTGATCCTGTTAAGTGTGTCTCTTTTCATAATTAAAATATTAAGTTGTGTATAATAGATTCTAATGATAAGAATAATACTGTTCCTATTAATAATATAAATGAGAACAAAGCTAGTGTTAAGTAATGTTTTAGTTTTTT